ATAGTCACTCAAGCGAAAACGCCCTTGATAAAGAAAACTACGACTGGAGCAACTTTGACTACGTGGTCAATAATACAGACATGACTAGTCTGTTCAATGCTCTAGACAAAATTTATAACGAACTGGAGATCACATGTTAGTGACTTACATAAGAAGTTCAAGTTTTAATAACTACTCGTATTGTCAGATGCAATATTTTCTGACTTACGTGCTTGGCCACCAATCCACCTCTGGCAAAAAAGCTCAGCTTGGGACTGTGGTTCACAAAGTTATGGAGGTGCTAGCGGGTTGTCAACACCTACAGCAGGATAGCAAGAAGATGCTACTTGCTGACGATGCGCTTGGCGATATAAAGTTTAACCGCAAAAAACTAAAAAGTGAGGATTTTGTAAACGATATTTTGCAGCAAAGTTTTGATTGGTACACTAGTAACTGCACTCATAAGTATACTAAGTCAGATTATAAATTCTGCAAAGAGTTGACTTGGGAAGCGATTGAATATAATAATGGGATTTTTGATCCCAGAAACAGAAAGATTGTTGCCGCTGAGCCACACTTTGATATTGAGATAGAAGAAGATTGGGCTAAGTTCGACTACGAAATGCCCGATGGACAAAAAATTACAGGGAACTTGGCAATAAAAGGTACGATAGATCTTGTAACTGAGGTAGACGATGGTATAATTGAAGTCGTTGACTGGAAAACAGGAAGAAGGCTTGACTGGGCAACGGGCGAAGAGAAGACATATGAGAAGCTATGTTCAGACCCCCAATTATTACTATATAATTACGCAATATCAAAACTATTTCCTGATTATGAGCAGTCAATCATGACGATATTCTATATTAGAGATGGCGGGCCTTTCTCGATGTGCTTTGACAAGAAAGACCAAGAAAAGTTTTTGGAGATGTTAAAGCTAAGATTTCAGCAGATCAGCAGAAATCAAGAGCCAAAGCCAATGTCTTACTCAAGAAAACATTGGAAGTGCAATAAGCTTTGTCATTTTTATAAGAACAACTGGCCGGGAACAGACCAAAATATGTGTATATATACAGAGGAGCACCTTAAAAAGCACGGAATGAATGAAACCGTAAAAAGATGCACCGCCAAAGGATTTAGCGTGGGCCACTATGAGGCTCCGGGATAAGGAAAATACTATGATTCAAGTAGAAATCACAGAGGACATGAAGAAAAGAGCATGGGCCAAATCCAGAGAGATGGGAGTTATTAAGAACTCCATCATGAAGGGCGATGGCAATATAGCTGGCTTCATTGGTGAAGAGATTGCAAACGTAGTCATAGAAGGTTCTATAAGTAACACTTATGATTACGACATTGTAGATAACGACGGAACTAAGTACGACGTTAAAACGAAGAGATGTACCTCACAACCAAAGCCATACTATGACTGCTCAGTTGCTAATTTTAATACAAAGCAACAATGTGATAGATATGTCTTTGTAAGGGTAGAAAACAAAAATAGACGATGGGGAAGGGCTTGGGTTCTTGGTTGGCTTGGGCATGATGAATACTTCGAGAAGTCCCGACATTTAAAGAAGGGACAGATAGACCCCTCAAATAATTTTGTTGTAAGAGCAGATTGTCACAACGTTGCAATTTCAGAACTCAACGAATTTAGGAGATCAAAATGCTAGACTTCATATACGATAGAAGAAATTTTTTGCGAGTAGGGAGTATTGGTGCTGGACTAAGTGCCGTTGGTTTGTCTGATTACGCCTTGGCTCAAGACGCTCTGTCGTATGAAGATAAAGCCGTTGTTTGGGTGTGGCTTGGAGGAGGGCCAACTCAGTTTGAAACATTCCACGCCCCTAACGATACAGTTCCAACTGAATGGCAGCCAATCAACGGAGCTATTCATGACCCAAAAACAAACATCACTCTTGGCGCTGACTGGACAGAGCTAGCTAAACACACAAGCAAGCTCAATGTCGTCAACTCTTTTAGCCATAAAGATTCATCCCATAGGCAAGGTACTCACTTCATGATGACTGGGCATTATAACCCAGAGAGAACAACTACCTCAATGACAAAGTATCCTTCTTTTGGCTCTATTGTTTCCTCTGTCTATGGTACGAATCACCCCCAGAATGGAGTACCAACTTATGTTAAACAAGGTAAAATTGAAGGTGATGAAGGTGCTTGGTTGGGTGGAGCATTTAAACCATTTGATCCGTCCAATAAAGACAATCTCACACCAAGAATTGAAATCGACAGATTCAGCAACAGAAAACAACTCTTAGGAGCTATAGGCTCAGCGGCTAAAGATATATCTGGAACAGGAGCTGAATCAGTTGGGTTTTACAAAGGTCAGGCTTACGATGTTATTCTTGGTTCAGCCAAAGATGCGTTTGCAACAGATAAAGAAACGGAACAAACTAAAGCCCTGTATGGGTCAGAAAAAGCGAATGACATTGGCGAACAAATGTTACTAGCTCGCCGTCTTGTGCAGCATGGTACAAAATTTGTAACTCTTCATTATGGCGGATGGGACATGCATAGTAACATCTCTAACGCGCTGAAAACCAAGGTAAGCCCAATAGACAAGGCCATCGCAGGATTTTTGGAAGATCTAGACCAGCGAGGCCTGAGCGAAAAGGTATTGCTAGTAGTGACTGGAGAGTTTGGAAGAACAAAAATCAATGCCAACGCTGGTAGAGATCACTGGCCTGCTATTACGCCAATGATGATGGCTGGAGGTTCCTATCAAACAGGTAGAACTATTGGGGCTTCAGACAGATCATATAGTCCAATCGAAAACCCTGTAGGCCCACTTGACTTGCAGGCTACACTGTTCGACCACTTTGGAATAGAACAGAGCACTCAGCGTGTTGATAACGGTGGAAGACCAAGATATTTATTGGAAGGTGAAGCAAAGGTAATACTATAATGAAATGTAGAGGAAATAATTTAGGACGAAGGTCAATTTTACAGGTGGGATTCTTAGGAGGGCTAGGGATTTCTCTATCTGATTACTTTCGTATGCAAGAAGCTCAGGCTGACCAGAAGTTTTATGAAAGTATAGAAGGCCCAGCTAAGAGTGTAATCTTTATATATCTTCCCGGAGGTATGGCTCATCAAGAAACTTTTGATCCTAAGCCGTTTGCTCCGCTAGAGTATAGAGGCCCTATGTCTAGTATTGAAACTGTAGTTCCCGGAATTAGATTAAATGAAACGTTAGCTAAGACCGCTAAGATTACAGATAAGATGACCATCATTCGTAGTATGACACATGGAGAAGCAGCTCATGAACGAGGTACACATAATATGTTTACTGGCTATCGACCTAGCCCAGCACTCCAATATCCGTCCATTGGCTCAGTGGTTGCACATGAGTTTGGCCCACGTCATAACTTACCACCTTACGTCTGTATCCCCAATCAGCCTAATGAGTTTGCAGGCACTGGATATTTAAGCAGTTCGTTTTCTGGATTTAGCTTGGGTTCTGACCCAGCTAGTGATGGTTTTCAGGTTCGTGACCTTAGACTTCCCAACAACGTGAATGACAACAGGTTTGGAACAAGGCGTAAAATGCTTGGTGCGGTAAATGATTATTTTGCCAGCAAAGAAAAGTCAGATTCATTAGACGCAGTAGACTCTTTCTACGACCGCGCCTATAGCTTAATCTCTAGCGAAAAAGCCAGAGATGCCTTCGATATCAACAAAGAAGATGCTGCCACTAGAGATAGGTACGGTAGAAACACCGCAGGTGCTAGGATGCTTCTTGCTAGAAGGTTAGTAGAGGCTGGTACAAGATTTGTAACATTGACTTATGGTGGCTGGGATATGCACGACAGCATTGAGAATGGTATTCGTAGACAAGTCCCCGCATTAGATCAAGGTCTTGCGGCTCTAATTGCTGACCTAGATGATCGTGGAATGTTAGATTCTACATTGGTATGCTTAGCATCTGAATTTGGTCGCACACCAAAAATCAACGCAAATGCTGGCCGTGATCATTGGCCTAAAGTATTCAGTGTAGTTATGGCTGGAGGCGGCATACAAAAAGGAATGGTCTACGGATCATCAAACGCAACCGCAAGTGAACCAGAAGAAAATGCCCTTACTGTTGAAGACTGGGCAGCAACAATATATAACAGAATTGGTATCGTCGCTGATAAAGAATTAATGGCTCCCGGAGATAGACCTATAGAAATCGTAGATGGCGGCAAAGTTATACAAGACTTAATAGTTTAGGAGTAAACAATGTCTAAAAATTATATAGCTCAAGCAGATGAGAAATATTACTTTGATAATTATGGATCTGAAGAAGAGTTAAACGAAACTAATTTTTATGTACCGACAGAAGACGAATACGTTGAGGCTTCTGAGGTTTATTATGAAAATTCTGAAATCGAAGACTGGGACGTGTCACAAGCAAAGCCCGGTCTTTGGGAAAACATTCGCAAGAAGAAAGAGCGAGAAGGTAAGAACTACAAACCAGCTAAGACTGAAAAAGAAGGTAGACCAAGCCAAGAAGAACTTAAAAAAGCTAAATCGGACAAGCCTAGTTCAAAAGATCCTCGCAGGACTCCTGCTCCAAAGAAGGATCAGAAAAAAGGCTCTAAGAAAAATAAGCCAGACAGCGCAAAGAATCCTAGTGGTAAGATTACTTTTAGCAAAGAGGTCACTGCTCAACTTTCTAAGAAGGTTGCAGAGCATAACGCCAAAGGTAAAGGTTCAAAAGCTTCTCTTGGGATGCTAAAGGCTGTTTATAGAAGGGGCGCTGGTGCATACTCAAGTAGTCATGCTCCCAAGATGAGTCGTCATGGTTGGGCCATTGCTAGAGTCAATGCTTTTCTAAAACTTCTAAGGACTGGCAGACCTTCTAATTCAAACTATACTCAAGACAATGACCTGTTACCAAAGGGTCATCCTAAGAAATCCAGAGCCGCATACAAGTATGAAAACCCAAAGACTGGAGAAATTTACAACTACGCTAGAAAGGGTGTATACAAAAAAGACGGCACTGACCTAGTATACAAAGGCAAGGCTGCAGAGTATCAGGGTAGAAAAGTCAAACTTGGGAAACCATTTAGAACTCCTGATGGCCCAAAAAAGTTTTCTGTTTATGTAAAAAATCAGAAAGGAAACGTTGTTAAAGTTAACTTTGGAGATCCTAATATGGAAATTAAAAAGGATAATCCAAAACGTCGTAAAAGTTTTAGAGCAAGACATAACTGCGATAATCCCGGCCCGCGCTGGAAAGCTCGTTATTGGTCTTGCAGAAAATGGTAAGGGGGTGATCCAGATGAAGACACTACTTAGTTTTATTTTTGTTTTTGGACTTATGATGACACTTGGTTGTCAGGGTGATAAGCCTGTCGCCTGTGCTTTGTGCGCAGACGGTTGTCCTTGTGTAGAGACGGATTGCATTTGTGACATTGACATCTGCAAATGTGAAAATTGTATTAGTTAATTTCGATCTCGACCGAGCGGCGAGAGCTAGCATCGAAATTGGCTTGGGCGTTCGCTGAGAAGGATTTTATCGGGCGCTCAAGCCTTACTAAGTAAAGGAATAATATTATGAATAGACGAAGTTTT